TAACTTACTTGAGTCAGGAAATATTGACGATGTTCTTTATAATGTTGACGCTATGCTTGTTTTAAAGGGTTATCAGGACGGTGCTCTCACAGAACAACCTAAATCAGAAGACGGACAAGAGGTTCAGGCTTCGGTGTTGGAGGAGTTAGCTGAGACTCAAACCCTAGCTCTTGACGAAGATGCATCAGCAGAGTTTATATCTAAGGGTAATGATCCTAAAAAGATAGATTTTGCATTAACAACTGTTAAGAAACAGATACATTTAGAGGGTCAAGTTGTTGACGTAGAGGAAATTACGGGAGCAACAGGCTCAACAAGTGGTATAGCTTTAAAATTAAGGTTTGCAGCTATGACTAATGCAGCCTCTGCTTTTACGAGTTATTTTGAAAAAGGTTTACGGAAGAGAATTGATTTAATAAATATAACGAGAGGAATTTTACAAAAACCCCTAATAGAAAATTATAAAATCGTATTTACTTTTAATATACCTGTTAATGATTTAGAAACGATTAAAGAAATTAATAACTTATTAACAGTTTTGGATAAGGAAACTGCATTATCTCTTCTAAGTTTTGTTGATAATCCAAAAGAAATTATAGAAAAAAAAGAAAATGAGAGTGAGATAATGCAGGATCCAGAACCAGAAGAAGAACCCGAAGATTTAGTAATTAATATTCAATAGTTTTTTGGTCGCTATAAAGCGTGAATTAAAATAATAAAAAAAGGAGAAATAACAATGTCACTTGAAAAACCTGTTAGTGCGGAAACGGATGTTTATTCCGGGGACGACGAAAAGGTAGAGACAACAAACGAAGAAAAAAAGACCTACACCCAAGAAGAAGTAGACATATTGCTACAAAAAGAAGGTGATAGGCGAGTTCAGCAAGCAATTCCAACTGTAAAAGAAAAAACAAAAGCAGAAGTCAGAGAAGAATTTGAAAAAGAATTAGAAAAAGAGAGAGAAGAGGCTAATAAAAAGTCTCTTATTGAGAACAAAAAATACAAAGAATACTCAGAGAAGCTACAAACAGAGCTTTTGGAAATGAAAAGTCAGGCAGAAGCGGAAAAGAAAGCAGCTGTTATGACAAAAGAGTTTGCTGAAAAAGGTTTAGGAGAGTTTGCAGAGTTTTTTGAAACATCATCTATGGCGTTAGAAGAAATTCCTTCATTTGCTGAAAAGTTTAGTGAAAAATTCAACGGTGTTTTAGGTGAATCAGTTAAAGGAAAACTAAATGTTACTGCCCCTAAACAATCTACAGCAGCTTCTGTTGTTAAAAAAATAGAAGATATGACATCAGAAGAGTATGCTGACTTTAAAAAATCTAAAGGGATATATTAAAGTCCCAGAATAAGGAATTAATAAAATGGCACTAACACCATCAACAACAACTTCCCTAGCCAGTTTTCTACCTATTGGCGTTCGTGAAGCAATCGAAGTAAATCTTAATAAACAGAACCTTTTTAATTATGTTACTGTTGCACAAAATAAATCCGCAATGAAATTTCCTGTCACGCCTGAAATCGCTGGTGAAACACCAGCTGAAGGCGATGCTTATGATATTTCTGTGGTTACATCCACTGGTCCTACAATTACTCCTGTAAGAGTTGGCGCTGGTGCAATCATCACAAAAGAAATGACACAGAGAGGCGGCGAACAAGCTATCGCTAGTATCGGTCGTCAATTGGGTCGTTCTATCCTCGCCCAGAAAAATATCGCTGTATGGGCTCTTTTTGACGGTTTTACAACTAATACTGTTGGAACAACAAATGTTGACTTTACCGAAGCCAACTTACTATTAGCTCTTGCTAAACTTAGAGCTGCTGGTGCTCCTGAAGGCGATGGCTACACCTTGGCTGTCACTCCTCACGTTATGTCCGACATAATCGACCTTTACAAAACATCTACTTCCGTAGTCGCTGCTGGTATTCGTGAAGAAATTACTAATACTGGTAGAGTTTCCAGACTTTTCGGAACCAATGTTGTTGAAATCGCCGACTTAACTCCTGGAACAGGTGCTGGTGAAAGAGACGCTGCTGACGCTAAATGTGGCGTGTTTTCCAAAGAAGCTATTGGCGTTGTTGAAGCACAAGATATCCAAATGGAAATCGACTGGTCCAACGTTACACAATCTTGGACAATCACTGCTACCACTTATTTTGGTGTTGGCGAAATTAAAGACGAGTGGGGATGTGAATATCTCTGCGATAACAAAGACTGATAATCAATAGGGAGTCCTCTTAACGGGGGACTCCCACAATAAAAAAAGGAGAAGCATTATGGCTTTTGAATTAAAAAAAGATTATTACACACTATATGACCCAAAGACAGGAGACCCTCTTTACTTACCTAAATCGGTAGATTTAAGTTATTATGTAATGAAAGGTTTTATGGTAAAACCACCTGTCATCAAGAAAGAAAAGAAAACTAAGAAAGAATTAATTTAGATTAAGGAGAAAAGATATGGCAATTGTAATTGATGGATTTTTATTCCACACAGTCTATAAACAAAAGAGTTTAGATGTAAAATCAATTGACTATATTTGTGTTGCTGATGCTGCTGGCAAATTCGAAGCTTTAATGAATGACCCTGTAACAGAAATTGTAGAATGGTCTTGTGAAGCTGCTTATGGCTATGGTTATGGAAATGATATTGCTTCTGATGTAGCAGATTATCTTTCTGTTTTAGCCGCTAATAAGCCAACGAATTTATATGATGTCCAACTTATGGATGATCGTAATCAAGACTTACTTAGAGGCGATGGTGCCAATATTAGTAATACAGATAATGTTTATAAATATAATTCCGATTCGACAAAACTATCCATCTATAATACAGGAACCATAAAAGTATTAGCAAGTGGATTAGGTGCCGGTAAAATATTTACATTGAGAATCTACTATAAATAAGGACATTAAATATGTCAGTAATAAAATATAATTTTAAAGATATGGAAGGCAATTTAGCCAATCCAGACTCAGCCACTTTGTCTTCCAGTGATTCTACTTACGGAGCTAAGCGAAATGATACTGATGAAGTCGTTATACCAGATGGCACCGCTTTTGACAGTGTTGGAACAGGGTTGTTTGAGTATGGTTTTGCTGACCCAGCTTATAATCTGACATATACTTATTCGGTCGAAGCTGTCTACGAAGGTGTCACTTACTACTCTGTATTTGATAATTTTAAAGGTCAGTTCGTTCAAACTAATGATTTATACGCAACAGTAGATGAATGGAAGACTTTTGTTGATTATACTGGTAATGGTTATGCTGATACTGACGCCGAAATAACGGTTTATTTAAGGACTGCTTCAAGATGGATAGATGATTATTGTAATCGTAAATTTTATGATGATTGGAATATTAACGAAATTCCACATCAAGTTAATCAAGTATGTATGATAGCTGCATCAAGATATAGAGACGATAATACAAGTGTTGGAACTGGCGCTGTCAGCGAGACAATAGGACGCTATTCTTACACTGGAAATTCAGAAGAAAAATCTAATATTAATGGTTTAACTCCAAATGAATATCAACAATTAATTAAATTTAGAAGAATTAAGAGAGTTTAATGAGAAATAATCCTGCTTTTATAAATGTTTTGAACTATATTACTGACAACAATATCACAAAAGAACAGATATTGGGATATAGTGATACGCAAATAGAAAACATTATGTTCCCCAATGGAAGAGAGAATGATGATTATACTCGTATTTCATCTGTTATAAACTCTTTAAAACTTATTTATCAGAAAAGGAAACGAGCAGCAACAGTCCAAGATATTATAGATAGACTAGAAACAACTTATCCATCAATTACTATAGATACAATAGATAATAGTAATTATTTATTAAAAACAGGGGATAATGATTAATGACAACTTATTATGTAAGATCTTCTGGTGGATCAGATGGAAACGACGGACTATCATTTGGGAATGGTTGGGCTACTGTTCAACATGCAGCTGATACTGTTATAGCTGGTGATACAGTTTTAGTTTGTGCCGATGGGAACCATACACCATCTTTAACTATAGATTTTGATGCTACTACAGGGACTAGTGGTAGCAGAATAACTTTTCGTGGCGCTGGCGCAACTGGTGACGACGATGGAACAGTAGCTACAATTTCTGGATCATCTCTTGGGGCTGGATTCATTATTGATGCTACTGGATCTATAGATTATGTAGATTTTGAGAATTTAAGAATAACAGGTGGTCCGTCGTCTGGGTTTAATCAACAAAGTGGATCTGCAGTATGGTCTTTTAGAAATTGTCGTTTCGATAATAATACTAATTATGGATTTATTAGTTCTTGGTCTACTGGTCCACAATTTTATGATTGTGAATTTGATAATAATGGAAGTGATGGACTTGCTGGTTATATTGCGGGTGCATATAGATGCTCTTTTCACGACAATACTGGTGATGGTTATCAAGCCTATACAGAGTCTATTTCGTTTTGTGTAAGTTATGATAATGGCAACGATGGTTTCCGTTTTGATAGTTTAGATTCTAGTGGAATTGCGCATAACTTAACAAGTTTCGGAAATGGAAGTGATGGAATTTATATTAACAGTAGTCAATCAACAATAACTAATTCAATTGTTTTCGACAATGGAGCTTATGGGATCAATGCTACCGCTACTGGACAAGGCGCTACTTATATTAACATTTGTTCTCATAGCAATACTACTGCTCATTGTAATTGGAATGGAGGCACAATACCAGGATCTGGACATGTTTTGGAAGATCCAAGTTTTGTCTCAGTAACAGATGGAGCAGAAGATTTAACTCCTCAAAATACTAATTTATATATAACTTATGTTTATAAAGCAGGCGGAACTAGCTATGAATATATAGGAGCGATACAGCCACAAGCATCAGCTGGTGGAGATAAATACCCTTATCCAAGAGCTAGGAGATATTAATGTTTAAAAACGTAGCAAGTCAAAAAATAGCAGTAGTTGCATATGATACTTCTGGCGAAGATTATAAGACTGGAGACGCTTCTAATATTACTGCCCAAATCAGCAAAGATGGTGGCGCAACCGCCGCTACTAATGATGTTAATCCAACAGAGTTAGACGCAACAGATGCTAAAGGTGTTTATCTATTCGATATGACTCAAGCAGAGACTAACGCAGACCTTATTGTTGTTTCAGCTGTTAGCTCAACCGCCAATATAACAATTGAACCAGTAGTTATTTATACTCAAACAGTAATGAGAGGAACAGATAGCGCAGCTTTAGCATCTTCTCTTACTACTCATGATGGTAAATTAGACACACTTACTACTAATGTTGGTAATCTTAATGATTTTGATCCTATAAACGACATAGTTGCTAATGTAACATTAGTTGATACTACAACCAGTAATACAGATATGAGAGGGACAGACAGTGCAGCTTTAGCTTCCGCTTTAACTACTCATGATGGTAAATTAGACACACTTACTACTAATGTTGGTAATCTTAATGATTTTGATCCAACAGTGGATGAAGTTATTACTAATGCGGCAAGTAGGACAGCAAGCAAAGCAGACGTAAGTGCATTAGCTACTTCAGCCGAAATCGCTGCTCTTAATGATATAACAGTTGCAGATATATTAGCAGGTGTTATTGATGGAGCAATCGACTTACAAACATCATTAAAAAGAATTTTAGCAGTGCAAGTTAATAGTGCTGCCGCTTCTGGAACCGATCCTAAAGTAATAGCGTTTAAAAACTCAGCTGGTAGTGCTACAGTTGCAACTCAATCAGTGCCAGTAGCAGGGACAGGCAGAACCACAACGTTTTAAGGAGTTATTATGGCTGTAACAGCAACAGATGTTTTTAGTATCCTTACTGGCGGTTATTTTTCGACTACAGAAGTAACAGGTGGTGGAACTGCAACTCCTATAAAAAATGCATCACAATTCCAACGTTGGTTAATCCAAACTTGTAGCATTACTAGATACACTAAAGGTGATTTAGATGGTTTTGGAAGACCAACAGAGACAGAAACTACAACAGATAATGTGAGAACAAGATTAGACCAAGAAGTCCAACGCTATATCCAAGACGGTAAAGTTTTAAATGTAAAAACTATGATTGCTTTTTTTGAGATGGATGTTGACGTTAGATTAAGGGACACGATAACAATTGGCAGTAGAACTTATGAAGTAATAGACGTTGATGAAGTTCTAGATGGAAATAATATACCCCACCATTATGAAGTAACGCTCGACAGGATGGTAACGTGAACGTAACTTATAAATCAAACACCAGAGATTATTTTGAGAATTTAGTTGAAGAAGTTACCGAAGTCGTTATGGATTACGGTGAGGTGGCTGAGAAAGCAGCTAAATCTTATGCGCCAAAAGATACTGGTAAATTAGCTGAATCAATAGAATCAGAAACAGAAGCAAATGAGGATGAAATACTTTTAACGATATCAGCTAATGTTCCATACGCTATGACTCAAGAGATTGGTTCTAGTAAAACACCAGGAAAACATTATCTCAAAAGAGGTATCTTGAAGACTGCTAAAACTTTGAAGGAAGAATTTAAACAATGACTTATTTTCCAATTACATTTCCTGCAACATTTGATCCTGTTTTACAGCCTGATATTTTATTAGCATTAAGAGAGTTTCTTTTAGAATCAAGTGATGTAGTAAATTATGTTACAGATAGAGGTTTTGTTTTACAAATACCACAAGGGACTTATGGAGATGATGACACACCTTATGTTGGTAGTGATTGTATTGTTATAAGCGACACACCAAGCATAGGAGCGGAACCAGAAGGTCCAATAACTCATCTTACTGTTCAAGTGGATTGTTATAGTCAGGATTTAGCTACATCAAGATATATGGAAAGAAAATGTGTCTTTCCTTTATTGCATCAATACACAGAATTTGTGACAGGGACTGATGATTATGGATATAATTATACTAACAATTATAGCATAAGCATAATGCAAAGTCAATCACAATTTACAACCCAAGACACCGATTATGTCGGTGAGTATTGGAAAACAACTACGGAATATGATATCTTTTTAAGATATTAATTTAATAAAACCCGCCACGGCGGCAAATAGGAGACCATAATAATGGCAACTAAAAACAACAGTGAACTACTTAATGGCTGTCTTACAGTGTATATCGGCACCGCTGGGGCGGCTGTTGGATCAGTTTCAACTCTCATTGGATACGTAAGAGAAGTTGAACTGTCCGCAGACAAAAGTGAAAACGAAATTAGAGACGATTGTGTTACTTATTCTCTCTTAACCTTAACCACAGAACAAAGCATTAATATTAGTTTTAATCTAATGCAACCAAACCTTGAACTAATGGCGTCTATTTTAGATGGTTGCACCCAAGTTGGTGGAACAGTATCTTTTGGGAACGCAACTAACGCTCAGTTTAGTATGAAACTTGTTGGCACAGATAGTGCTGGCACAGCTAGAACTTACTACTTGCCTTACGTTCAGCAAGTTGGTGGTTTTTCTCAGACTTTTAAAATTGGCGAATTACAAGAGCTGCAAGGCGTTACAGTTACTGCTATTAAAGATGCAGATCTTACATACGTTATGCAGATTACTGATGCTACTTCAGCTCAGACAACTCTTAGCACCGATACAATGACTTACGTTGATGACCAACCAGTATTTTATGTTAACGCAGAATCTGGCACATCTGATGACCTCGCTACTATTTCTGGAGGTTCTCCTTCAAGTGGTGATACTATTCTTTTGATTCCTGCTACTGGTGATACTATTACTGTTCTTGAAACTGGTAATATTAACTTGCTTGCAAGTGCAGATGTATCTTTTGCTATGACTGGAAATGATCAAATTACTTTAGCCTATGACGGAGCTTCCGATTGGGACGAAGTGTCTAGAGTTACCATAGTATAGGTTATTAATTTAACCTTCAGAGAGGAGTTGGTTTACCCTTTTTCCCAGCTCCTCTCTGTAAAACTTTTCTTTAAAAAGGGATAATCACAAAAAAAGGAAAATTAAAAATGGGTAAAAAGAAAAAAACTGAAGTTCA